CTTGTGGCCATATCTTATCCAATAAAGTTATAAGTCAGAGGTTGCAAGGATCCAATTGCTTCCTCTTCCATACGTTGTCTTTCTTCTCTCGCTTCTTGTAATATTTGTTCCCCATTGAACGATACACCGCCTACCAATTGCATATTGCTAAATTTGGTTAGATTTGAACCCCAGTTTTCTTTCACAAGAACTGCTGCATAATTTTGCAGCCAACGATCACCCCAAACGTCAGGGTAATCAGAAGGGTTGATTACATCGTATGCTTCAACGATAATGTAATTACCTTCTATTAAGGTTGCCTCGTCAGCATCAATATAAAGTTTATTTACGTGTTTATTATAACGGATAGGGATTCGACCTACAAGGACTTCTTGCATAAACTCAATATGCTGCATAGTCATATAATAATTTTGAACATTATAACTTGTAAGATCTGTGAGATTATTCAAAACGAATTGGTAAGATACGTTAAACATACCTTGCCCTGTTGCAACGTTTGAATTAAATCTAAAAATACCTTGAATGCCAAGAAGGCCTGAAGGTAATGTGATGTACTTGTTTGCTACATCATCAGCGGTTAATTCGTGCTTAAGATAAACAAGTTGGCTACCATTATAATGGTAATCGCGCCAAAAAGATACTGCTTCATCCACTCGGTCTTCAACTTGCTCATCAGATACATTGACCTGAATCACTGGCTGACCTAGTTTGCGCAGGATATAATCTTTAAATTCGTCTCTTGTTGTAGGTGCTGCCATGGATTGGATCCCTGTTACGGTTTTCTTTATTGTTATTTATTAAATTCATAACAAGGACCAGAAGTTTAATTTCGTCTTTCAATGTCTTCTTCTGATAAGATATCTCCCATCCACACTTCAATTACCTTACATGGAGTTGAGCCAATGTTAGTTGCAAGATGCCATGTCTTGCGGGGAATATCAATACTTTCGCCGGTTTTATAAACTTTAGAGGTTTTATAACCATTTGGAAACTCAAGAGTCATTTCAAGATTTCCATCAACAATATGCCAATGTTCTGAACGACTAAAATGGCGTTGGTCGCTTAATGCTGCATACGCATTAATTGATAGTTCTTTAACTTTCCAATGACCGTTTGCATCAAGATCTCGATATTTACCCCAAGCTCTTTTAGTTTGTGGCTTATCCCAGTTTGAAAGAATCCAACTTGAGCTATTTTTTTTATCTTCACCACCTACACTGAACATAAACGATAAACGTGGATCTCTCAAACTCATTTCTGGAATGTTGTCTTTGTTACGATCACCACCGTTTGCAAAAATAACTTCACTTCTTTGCCATTTGTCCAGAGTTTGAACTAGTGCATCACATGCAGTGTCGTCATCATCGTTAAATGCAATGACTTCGTCAACACATTCCAACTCTTTAATAATAGCAGCACGTTCTTCAAACGGCATAAATGGTCGACCTTTTTTACGAGTCAACCATGCGTCACTGTTTAACGCAACGACCAAGACATCTCCCAATGCCGGGCCCAATGCCTTGGCTGCTTTAAAATATGCAATGTGACCAGAATGTAGTGGATCAAATCCGCCGCTAACTACAACTACTCTCATTTATCGCTCCTTCATCATATATGTATATGCAAAATTCTTTTTATTATTTCTTACAAGCATTTTAGGTTTACGCTTTGCAATACCTGGGTGTAACCACCAATCTTCATAATTTTCTGTTTCATTTACTGAAACGTCAGGTACTGCTAATATATATCCAGCATTTGACAAAATTTCTCGAGACTCTTGTCTAAACTCAGGACCCCACCAACAAGCATTGTGTTGGAACTGAATCACAAAAAATTCATGACGATTAAAAGGAATTTTACGTAAAGATTGAATACTTGCCCCTTCGGCGTTGAACCGCAAAAAGTCAATATGTCTTTCCATGCAATTCATATTGAAAAGCAAATCATAATCAAGCTGTCCTGCGTCTGCTTTTAAGATTTGTGATTTACGTTTACGAGAATGCTGATAGCAGAATCTTTCGCTGTTGTCAATATTTAAACCAACCCAATCAAACGTGTCTTCGAGTAAAGCAGTGTTGTTGAACTTGTATGGGTCGCCAGATCCGATTTCAACAAACGATCCACCTCTTTTTCCATCAAGCGCAGAAAGAACAAACATGTCTTGGAAGTGGCGAGAATAGTTTTGCTTAATATCTTCAATACCGTCAAAAGGATATTTGTAATAATCTTGGTCTTCTTCTTTATAAGGTAAAGTACTTGGAAAGCCTGCTTGCTTAATCCAATTATCAATCCATTTGCCATAATCTTTTTCATGCTTTGTTTTATATTTAAAATCAAACAATGCATTCTTTGAGCGGTCCGAGCCTTCAACCTTCCATTTTGAAATTGCATTAATATATTCAATTTGCCATTTACCACGATATTCCAAATCAGTGTCTATCATATCAAAGTTTTGGCAATTAAGACCTTGGGTTGAAGTCAATAATGCTTCTTGCCATTCATGACGATCTGCTAGCCATTTTGAAAATATGAAATATGCTTCAGGTCTTTCGGGCATTGCAGTTAGCGCATGACGAAAAATACTTCTTGCAGTAATATCACGGTTTCCTTCTCGATGATATACGTTTGCCATTGCAATCAAAGATTTGTATTGGACGAATCTTTCTTCAAACGTTTCTTCATTATTATTTTCAGCAGCTCTCATATAAAAGGTACAAGCTGCAGCTCCTTGCTCAAGACGATCGTACTCCTTAGCAAGATCGTAAAGCTTAAATGGATTTTTATGATCTAATACTGCATCATTTAGTAATTTCTGAATCATCCTTCACCCTTCAAAAAAGACATAAACACGTCTTGTGGCATACGCAAAATAAAAGAACAGTTATCAACAACTCCAAATGAAATTAAAATATCATTTCCATAAAAGGCAGCTCCAACTGCAAACTCAACAGCATAATCCATGCTTCTTGCATGATCATGATTATTACCCATAAAGTAAAATGGTACCGAGCGGTGCACTACATTCCAATCGTTATCCCACACAACAATTCTATGTTGATAACTACCGTCTTTGCGATTGAATGGATCTCGGTATAAACTTGTTTCGTGAATAAAAGCAATTTGCTGGTTTTCATTAATTCTCAAGACCTGTGATCCGCCTCTCATATCAGGCATAAAATCATATGTCTTATCAGGATCGTTTACGACATCTTCGGTTGTGCCTTCTTCAATGTCATACTTTACAACTTGCATTGGATTGCACCATTTTACAAATTGATATGGCTGATCCAATATTGGCATCCAATTCTTTTCGCAATAACTGCCATCACCATTTGGCGCAGGAATTGGAAAACGACCAACTTCTTTCCATTCACCATCATGGAACTCAATTTCTTGAAGCTCCATACGACCTTTACCTTTGTCATCATAACAATCCCGGCGAACACCACAAAGGAATAGTCGGCCTTCCCATTCAAACAAACGAGCATCTTCCAAACCAACAAAATTCCAAGTTGGCTTTGTATCAAATTCAGAAGTATTTACTCGGCCTGCATGCACAAGATTTAAGTCAGAATCAAACTCAGCAACGATGTTTGTTGTTTTCAACGCAACATCATTTTGTGGATGCACATACACCAAAGGTCCCCAAGCGTGTGGGAACTTTTTACCTTCACTGTGATAAAGAATATAATTGATATGACGGATATTTACAAGAACTTTACCTTCGTGAACAAACACGGAAGGGTTCATAATTCCTTGCTCATTACCTGTTACTGACTTAGGTAATATAATCGGGTGTAAGGATCCGCCTCGTCTGAGCGCGTATGTTGTCAAGCCACCCATATGCAGGTCGTGCATTGGTCCTCCATAATAAAATCATAATGAAGAGAGAATTAACTTAGTTGTTAAATTCTCTCTTCGTAATTCCAGCCTTGGAAATTTTTCTTGCGATTGCCGCGTCAATTCTTTCCATTTCGCCAGTAGTAATTGTTGCTTCTAACCAATCAACAATATTGCTTGATGTCACATCGTCGTAAGCAATAAAAGAAGCGGCGGATGTTGACGAAGGATCCAAGTCTGTTGTACCTAAGTAAATTGCAGAGTTGTCACTAACGTCTGTACCAGTCTTTTTCCATGTTACTTCGACGATTGCATCATTCAATACATCGTTATCCGTATTTACGGTATCTTTTGTACCGACTCTTACAATCTGCCAAGTATAAGTCATAGACATGGTAATTTATCCTTTAGTCGCTGCCAGTTGAAGCTTCAGGTGTTGGCGTTGTATTACCAGCTGCAGTGTTCGCCCAAGGTAATG